AGCCGCCCGCCTGACCAAGTACTCCGCCGAACTCAAGACGACCAAGCTGGCCGATGCTCCTGACGCCGCCGCGATGGTTGCAAGTATGACCGACGAACAAGCCGGCTGGGTTGTGACCCAGCTCAAAGCCCTCTCCGGTCAGATCGACGCCAGCCTGACAGCCGATATCGGCGCATCTGGCGGCCAGGCTGCGGGCGGGACACCAGTAGACAACTTCAACGCTGCGATCAAAGTCAAGATGGGCGAGGTAAAGGTTGACTACAATTCCGCTGTGACCCTGATCGCTGCCGAGCAGCCCGACCTCTATGCAGAATACGTCAAGTTCACTCGGGCGCGCAAGTAGGCCCGAGCGCAAAAGGAATTAGGAGAAACATAACATGGCTACCCAAACCCTCAGCAACATGATCACCGGCCTTGTGGCCTCGGGCGACCTGTCCGGCGCGCAGTACAAGGCTGTCAAGCTCGCCTCGACCGCCGGAGCCGTGGTGGTCTGTAACGCGACTAGCAATATCGGCATCGGCATCCTGCTTAATGATCCGACCTCCGGCCAGCCGGCCTCAATCGCCGGGCCTGGATCGATCTGCAAGGCGTGGGCCGGACCCGCAGACATCGCTATCAACGAGCTGCTCGGCTATGATACGACCGGGCGCTTGGCTGATCACACGACCGACAACCGCCCGCACATCGCTCAGGCTCTTGAGGCGTCCACGGCCGCCGGGGATTTTATCTCGGTCCTCGTGCTTGGCTTCGGCCGGTACTAGATCGAGATCGTCCCTAAGAATCTAAGGAGAAACAATAATGACACTTCCTACCGTTTTAGACGTACAGGCCGTCGATCCAGTCCTGACCAATATGCTGGTAGGCTACCAGCAGGCGGACAGCCGCTTCGTGGCTGGACGCTTGTTTCCGGCCGTCTCCGTTGACAAAGACAGCGGGACGTACTACGTCGTCACCAAGAAATACTTTTTTCGCAACGACCTTGAAGAGCGTGCGCCGGGCAACCCGTTCCGCCGGCTCGACTTCGGCGTCTCGACCGCGACTTATGCCACTCTGCAGTTTGCTGGCGATTTCGCGATTGCCGATGAGATCCGGGCGAACAGCCAGCTCCCGATGGACCTGGAGCAGATCGGCCTGAGACGTGTTGCGTCCGCCTCGCTCATCCGCAAGGAAGTTTCCTTCGCCGCCGATTTTATGATCACCGGCGTCTGGGGCACGGACGACAACAACTCGGCTACCGACTGGGATGATTTCACCAGCGGCGACCCGGTTGCCAACGTCCTGACCGCCTCACGGACGGTTTCTAACGCCACCGGCAGCGACCCGAACACGATGGCGCTCGGCTATATCGTGCATCAGGCGCTCGTCAATCACCCGGACATCCTGGATCGCCTGAAGTACACGCAGGCCGCGACAATGGCGAGCATCGAAGGCGCCCTGGCTGCAATCTTTGGCAAGGAATCCTACGTCGTTGGAAAAGCAGTCTACTCGAACACCAACGAGGCGGTCGCCTTCGCAGCGACGGCCATTATCGATGATGACTGCCTGGTCTGCCACGTCGATAACTCAGCCGGCTTGTTCGGCGCAACCGCCGGCAAGACCTTCGTTTGGGGTCCTGGCGGCGGATCTGGCACCGTTTATCGTGACCCGGCCCGCGGCAACCATGCCGATATGTTCCAGCACAAGGAACAGTGGGACCAGGCTGCGACTGCAACCGACCTCGGCTACTTCTTCGCCGATATCGTCTAAGGGAGGCCTGCAATGGCTAATCCTTACAACTCACCGCGCGGGCTTGTCTCAAGCTCGCTGGCAGTTCCGGCCTCGAAGGGCGTGCGGTTTCACGATTACTCGGCGACCGCTAACCTGCTGACCGCCAACTCCACCGGGCTGATCTCGGCCGGTGCGGTACGGGTCAGCAACGCGGCCGGGGCAGTCCTGACGGGTAACTCTACCGGCCTGCTCGTTGCCGGCGGTATCCGGCTGAACGCGCTCAGCTACGTCCGGGCGAACTCCACCGGCTACTCCTTCACGGCCGTGGCCGCAAAGTCCGCCGTCCGAACCGCTGCCTATAACTGGCAGTTCATTACCAACTCGACGGGTCAGTCCGCCATCGCTGTCCGCACGACCGGGACAACCTGGAAGTTCCTGAACGTGACGACCCTCATTCCAACCTAGTGGCGAAAGGAGGGGGCCTGTCTGCGGGTGGGATGGTCACTCGCTCTCAGGCCCCCTCCTCTCTCCGACCATCCCGGAGAAAAGATGAGCACTACCTATATCGCAGTCGTAGGACCAGACAACGACCCCGGGATCAGCCGGGACAGTATCCACAACATGACCCGCGGGTCGGCCGATGCCGCTCCACGCTGGGTTCGTGGCACGAAGGGATACGAGAGCCGCCAGCGCCACATCGACAACTGGATCAAAGACACGGTTTACGACTACATCCTGCTCATGGATCACGACATGGTGTTTCCAGCAGACGCGCTCGTGAGCCTGCTCGCGCATGGCAAGCCGTATGTCTCCGGGCTCTATATGCGTCGCCAATTCCTCCCGATTGCGCCGGTCTGGTTCAAACCGTGGGCCGGCGCGTGGCCGCTTGAGCCGTGGTCATCCGACCCCGAGCGCGGGAAGCTGCACAAGATCGGGGCGTCCGGCTGGGGCTGTCTCCTCATGCACCGGGACGTGATCACCGAGACGAGCAAGATTCTTAAAGGGGAGCAGATCATCCTCGAGGACGATCTGGACGTTTGGCCGTATGACCTGGACGCCGTGATGGGCGCAATCAAGGGCATCCGGGAATTGGTCGGCGCGGCGGGTCTCTCTGCCGGCAATCTCAGGAAGACAATTACCGCCCACGTCGCGACGCTGGAGCAGGAGATCCGCCCCCTGCGCGTGATTAAGAACATCGTTGGCTCGGACATCCGTTTTCCGTTCTTCGCGCTCCAGGCCGGCTACCAGCTCTGGGGCGATCCTGACGTGCGGCCGGGTCACGTGCTCGAATACCCGCTATCGCCGGACGATTTTACCGGGCAGTCCGAGGAGTATCGCAAGGAGCTGAAGCAGAAGATCCGTAAAGATTTTACGCCCGAGCGGGATGAGATCAAGGCAAAGCGGGAGGCTTTGAAATGAGCGCCTCTCCGCCGGCGGTCTCCACTCCCCCGCCCCCCCGCATCCTGTTCGTGGCAGCCGGGCCGATTTGGTTCGCCTCCTCGCGCCTGCGTTGCTACTGGCCTGCGTCGCTTATCGAAGGCGCTGAGGTGGTAATAAACGACGAGTACCGACCCGAGATGGCCGAGCCGTTCGACGTGGTTGTGTTCCAGAAGTTCGCAACGCTGGGAGGAGTCGATGCAACCAAAGCCGCCGGCAAGCGGGTAATTTGGGATGTTTGCGACCCGGCCTGGTGGTGGGTGCCGGACGACTCCCGCGCAATTGCCGACCGCGTCGATGGCGTGGTGGCGTCAAGCGTCGCCCTGGCCGACGACTTCAGAGAGTGGGAAGGCGGAAATGTTCTAGTCCGCTGCATCCCTGACCGGCCGCTGCTCTCACATTACGACCGGCAGCGCGTCCACCAGGATGTCAGCCCGGTCCGCCTGATCTGGTTCGGCCTGGCGCTGAACCGGGCCTCGATGCTGTCTGGTATAGCCTTCATGGAGCGGGCGGCAGCCAACGGCCACCGGATCGAGCTGACTGTTTGCGATGACAGGCCGGATCAGCAATTTCGCATCACCGACAAGTTCCCGATCTATCATGTCCCCTGGAGCCTGGAGAGCGAGGTGGAGATCATCTCCGCTCACGACATCGCCTTTCTGCCGCCCTACCCCGGCCCCTGGGGGAGAGTGAAGTCGAATAACAAGTCTCTTACCGCCTGGGCGTGCGGCCTGCCGGTCTCTGATGGGCAGGATTACGGCCTCCTTGAGGCAATGATTTCTGATCACGTTTGGCGCACCCGGGCAACAGAGATCGGCGCGGCCAAGATGCACGTTGAGGGCGGGGCAGAATTATCCGCCTATGAATGGATCAGCTATGTCAGCGAGTAACCCCCTCCGCCTCAACCTCGGCAGCGGCGAGTACCCGCTGGCCGGCTGGGTCAACGTCGATATTGCTCCTGGGATGGGCGTCGATCTCGTCTGGGATCTGTCGGTCATGCCGTGGGTCTGGCCGAATAACTCTGCCGAGGGCATCCACGCCAGCCACATCCTGGAGCACTTCTCACGCGGGGACGGAATTCTATTCCTCCAGGAGTGCAAGCGCGTCCTCCAGCCAGGCGGTACTCTAACGCTCGCCGTCCCTGACATGGACCTGTTCATCGACTGCCGGCTGTCAGGCGATTATTCTAATCTCGGAGGCTATGAGTTCACAAGCCTCGATGACCTGATGGGCGGAGGGGACCGGGAGGCTAGGCCACAATACAGGCATCGCTATATGTATAGCACGGCGTCGCTTTGGTGGACGCTTGAAGCCACCGGTTTCGTGAACATTTATAAGCGGCCGCCTTGTTCGGCGTATGACAATCCCCAGTACCGCCCGATCTCGCTCTACATGCAGGCGGATAAACCAGAATGATAACCATCGTCACCGCTTCCAACGAGCGATACATGGACAAGATGCGGCCGTATCTCGAGTCGCTTGCCCGCCACCTCGACCCAGCCTCCGCCCGCGCCGTCCTCGTATGCGTGGACTGCG